GTGCATTTAGCAAATAATGGTGACGATTGTGTGGTCTTCATGGAATCATCTGATTACGAGCGGTTCGCCGCTGGTGTCGATGAGTGGTTCACCGCTATGGGTTTTTCCATGGCTGTGGAGCCCCCATGCTACACATTCGAGCAGATCGAGTTCTGCCAGACCCATCCGGTGTTTGTCGGGCCAGAGGTAAGTGATTACATCATGGTCAGGCATCCCAAATGGGCCTTGGCTAAGGACACGATGTGCATACACAACTACCGCACCGAGAAGCTTTTCTCGGGGTGGTTGCACGCTGTTGGAACTGGCGGCATGGCGATGGCTGGGGGAATCCCAGTGTTGCAGGATTTTTACCGCGCGTATCTTCGCGCGGGGAAGTTCAACCCCTCGGTTGACTCAGGTCAGTCGTGGGGTGTCCGTCAGTTGTCGAAGGGCATGGTTAGGGAGTATGGCGACATATCTCCCGCCACGCGCGCCAGTTTTTACTGGGCCTTTGGCGTCACCCCCGACGAACAGTTGGTTCTGGAGGAGTTCTACAGAAACTGCGTCATCAACACCGCCTTTGGTGATGGTGAAGTGGAGTTTCAACCGGCAATGCCGCTGTAGCGCTAGCATCGTACTGCATTGGGTCGTGTTGTTTAAAAGGCCCAAAACGTTCCAGGTCGCTGGGTAAATATTTACGTGCTATCAAGAATGCCGAACGACTGCACGGCGCCACCCACTTGTGGGACAACACGATGAACAGTCTCTGTTAAGGTCAGGGATCCAATACAACCTTTTCACACTCATTTAGAGTTCATGCATAACAGTCCAAACGACTACAATTTTAATGGCGCAAGGAAAGAACAAGAAGAAGGCCCCAGCCAACAATGTCAGAGCGGTTGTCAAGTACAAGAAACCGACGGCAGACTCGATTTTCCGCGCTCCGCGCAATGGGAACTCGGATCTCCTCGGCCGTGCGAACAGCAATGTCATTATTTCGGAGGTCTACAACAAAAAGAGAGCGAGAGGGGGCAGGGGAGCGAGCAATCTACCACCAATTTTAGCGTCTTACATCGATCCTTGGGACGAGACCGCTATCGGTGCGAGATATCCAGATCAGTACCATGGGATGAGTGGGACCTTCAGCAGTACGATTGTTGGTCCGATTGTCACCCCTACCAACAATTTCACCGATCTGAACATGGTTGGGGTGACCGCCTTGGCGGGAACCTCCCTCATGTGCTTCACCCCCGACCCCTCCAGCCCAATTATCGCAGGTGTGGCTGGTACGCAGTTGACGGCGGGGGGGTTTTTCACCACCGTGCCCGGCATCTTCCACTGGCCAAACGGCATCCTCTTTACGAACGCAGCTGGCAGCAAGAATGCCTATGCTGCGACTCAGGGAATAGCGAACCTGGACACAGCGATCCCGAACATCGCCCCTCTGCGGGAGATGTACTCGGCGGCTCGCCTCGTGTCTGGTGGAGTGAAAATACATAGCACCCAGAACTTTTCTACTGTCAGCGGAACTATCCACATGGCGCCCGTTTTTGTTTCTTATCAGCAGATGACCACCAACGGTCTTCTCACGACTTCGAATCAAAACGTGCCGGTTGGGGAGATGTCCAATGGCTGGCAGACCGTTCTGCCGTCCAGCTTGCCAGGTTTGGCTCAGCTGAATGGTTATGTGCAGTATCCCATGAGCGCTCTTGAAACCGGCGAGATCGCTGCGATCTTCAAGAGATATGGAGAGGAGGCCGTTCAGTTCAAGCCCACTGCCACGCAGTGGGGCACCAGCGACGGCAACACAGGCAACTTGGTCAACAGGTTTGGTTCTAGCACCAATCCAAATTCCACGGGGCACTACTACATAGTCATGTACATCGAAGGCGCGCTCTCATCCACGGGTGGAGCGCTGCCTGCTCTCACCCAGTTGGGCGAGATCGAAGTGCGTCTAAACTATGAGTGCCAGCCAAATCCAAGTAGTGCCATCATGGCATCAAACTCCAACACTGGACAAATGGGTATTGGGCAGGTCTCACAGGCCCCGCCGTACCAACCACTCCTCGCCGCCGCGATTGACAACCTCGCTATGGCAGTGCCCGCTCTCAGGTGTATAGACACCACCGGCATTGAGGAGGAGAGGTTTGTGAAAGAGGTGTCAAGCCTCTGGAGCAACGCCGTCAGTGTAGCATCTAGCGTTGCTAGTGCTGTCAGTGTCATCAGTCCCTTTCTTTCCGCTCTGGTCTTGTAGTATTTCTTTCTTTTGCGATGTAGCATGTACGAACAACTCAGCATTTGTGCTGGAGAGCGCGGCTCGCTCTATAAACCCATGCCATGCTGTGATTTCCAACTTTGACAACGGAGAAGCATGGACCCACGTGGGCTTCAATCAGCTGAAAACAATTTGTTTCATTTCCTCCACTTGGGAGTAGTTCCCATTCCTCTACACCAGACTAAACTTGCCCTGTCTGGTGCGCTTGTGCAAACCAAGCAT